GAGCTTAGAAGTAAAAGTAAAGGGGTCGGATGGGACTGTGCGGTCTGCGACTCTCACTTTATCGTAAGGACACTACTAAATGACGATTAAAAGTAATTTCCCAGAGATTCGCCCCAGTCTGAACTTGGACTTTGCCAACACTCGGGCATTAGACCCACGCATTACCTTCACCCGCACCACGACTGCCACATACTACGATGGCAAGACTACGGCAAAGGCTGAAGAGAATTTGTTGTTGTACAGCCAAGCGGTTGACAACGCTATTTGGAATGCTACACCTTTTGTTGGAACAATAACAGCAGATAACGAAACCGCACCTGACGGAACAACTACCGCCGATACATTAGAAGATAATGCGACTAATTCTTCGCACAGACTTCTATATGCTTCGTCATCTACACAAATTCCAGGCTCAACCACATTTACTTTGTCAGTGTTTTTGAAAAAAGGCACGCACGATTATGCGTACATTGGTTTTAGAGATGGAAGCACTACCAATCGTTACATAGCGGCAGCGTTTGATCTCGACCTTGGGACGGCAGGTGATACTTTTAATCCGGGAGGCGGAACGCTTGTAGGCTCCACTATTACATCAGTTGGTAATGGTTGGTATCGATGTTCTGTAACTGGTGCGCTTTCTGGCACAACAAATTCCACTCCAAATGTAATTATTGGTATGACAACGGCAGCCACCGGAATTTCATTAGGCGGGTTTCTTGCTAATTCTTATATAGGAACAGGGACAACTCTTTATGTTTGGGGCGCACAACTAGAGCAACGCTCCGCAGTATCGTCTTACACTCCCACCACCACACAGCCGATCACGAACTACATCCCTGTGTTGCAAACTGCGGCATCAGGCGTGGCTAGGTTCGATCACAACCCGACTACGGGTGAGAGCTTGGGTCTGCTTGTGGAGGAGCAGAGGACGAATTTGATGTTGCGGTCTGAGGACTTTAGTACGAGTTGGACTAACAGCAATTCAACAGAAGACACTAATGTAATTGTTTCTCCAGCAGGTACTTTAACTGGAGACAAAATTGTCGAAGATACATCTTCTAATGTACATAATGTTTTTCAAAATCTTACTACTGTAATCGGAACTTCTTATGCATTTTCAGTTTACGCAAAACGAGCTGGGCGTGATCTGCAAATGTTGTTTGGTTTTAATGATGTTACTGACAACCCTTACGCAAACTTTGATTTGTCAACCGGTGTAGTTTCTCAAACAAATGGAACAATTACTGCTGCAATCCAAAATGTTGGTAATGGCTGGTATCGTTGTTCCGTTGTAGTTACTTCTGCCGTTACTACAAATTTTACTTGTGCGCTTGGACTTATTAATTCAACAACTGCTACCCGTGATCCATCCTACACAGGCGACGGCTACTCAGGCATTTACATCTGGGGCGCACAGTTAGAAGCGGGAGCCTTCCCCACCAGCTACATCGCCACAACCTCTGCCTCTGTCACCCGCAATGCTGATGCTGCGAGTATGACGGGTACGAACTTTAGTAGTTGGTATAGGGCTGATGAGGGTAGCGTTTATTGTGAATTTCAAACTGCTTTACCATCTTCTATTTTAGGTGTTTGGTCAATTAACAACAGCGGCTCTACTAATAAATGGGACTTGCGAAGTCAAGCAGGGCTAATGCGAGTAACAGCCGCAACAAACGCAAATTCCGACGGGTTCAATCAACTAGCCAGTTCTTTCTCTGCTAATACTTTTTATAAAGTTGCGTCTGGGCTTTCTTTAAACAGTTTAAGTTCCTCTTTAGATGGCGCATCAACAGTAAACGATACATCAGTTTCAATTCCAGTTGGTCTAAATCAACTTCAATTAGGTAATTTAGACGGGGGAACAAGTTACCCGTTGCGAGGCACCATCCGCAAACTAGCCTTCTACCCCTTCCGTCTTACTAACGAACAGCTTCAGGCACTCACCGCATCTTAAGGAGAAGAAATGTATTACCTACAAGCTCAATCTGAAGCAGCACTCTGGCAAGCATTGGAAGATGCTGGCGTGGTTACCCGAGTGTATGACCCAGAAGACCCTAACAACCAGCGGCCTGATGACCTTGATTCAGAAGAAGCATGGGAGCCTAGTGGCGAGTACGACCTTTATCCCAATGCGGGTGTAGACCTTGATGTAATCGGCACGATCTGGAAGCCCACGGGGGAGACAACGCTGGATGAAGAGGGTAACCAATATCCTGCACAAGAACAATTGAATGGTTATCATGCAAACATCCGAGGCATCACAGAGGAGCAAGCAACACTGCTTCCCACCATTGCAAAACCTAGCAGCCCTGTGCGTATCTGGGCTGGAGATTAAAACATGGAAGAGTTAGAGCGTATCACTCGATTAGAAGCGCAACACTCTGAAATGATGAGGTTGTTACAAGAAACACGAGCAGATATGAAAGAGATGCATGAAGATATGCATGAGCTAAAAGAGTCCCTTACTAAGTGGAAGGGAATCAGTGCTGGTATCGCTATCACTGTATCTTTGATATGGACAGTGTTACTAGGTATCTACGGAATCTTTGCAGGTAAATAATGTCAAGAAAACTTACAGTCGCTAGTAGTAAAACAACCACAGCTAAGGATACTGTTTACACAGTTCCTGTAAAGAACACTGGCCTGTGGAACTTAATGTATATTGTCTCTACTACTGGCACTAACACACCATCAGTATTCTGGTATGACTCTTCGACAACAACAGAGTATTTAGTATTCAGTGGTAAGAATCTTGGAGCAGGTGAATATATTATTCTTAACCAAGCTGAAGTAGTATTACAAGAAGGAGATCAAATAAGAATCTCTCAAACGGGTACAAGTAATGTTACTTATATCTTTACTATTGAACTTGTAGCAAACCAAGCTACTCAATTCCACGGAGCATAACTATGTTTAAACCATGTCCAGGTTGTCCTACTCCCGCTAAGTGCAAGAAAGCTGGTAAGTGTATGAAAAAGGCTGGCGGTGGTAAAATGAAAGAAAAAAAAGTAAAACGTGGCTACTAAATCCAAAGTTAACCAAGCTGGTAACTACACTCAACCAGGAATGCGAAAGCGATTATTTGAAAAGATAAAAGCTGGTAGCAAGGGAGGAGATCCTGGTGAGTGGTCAGCAAGGAAAGCACAGATGTTAGCCAGAGAATATAAGAAAGCTGGTGGAGGATACAAGTCATGAAAGATCCTCAGAAGTCCCTAAAGGAATGGACAGACCAGAAGTGGAGAACATCTGATGGTAAGCCTAGTAAAGGCAAGAAGCGTTACTTACCTGATGCAGCATGGAAGGCACTAAGTCCTGCTGAGAAGGCAGCTACTAACAAAACTAAGGCTGAGGGAAATCGTAAAGGTAAACAGTTTGTAGCTCAACCAAAGAATGTTAAAGAGAAAGTAAAGAGGTATCGCTAATGCCTTTAGACAAGGGTAAATCAAAGAAGACTGTATCTAAGAATATCCGTAAACTCAAGGAAGAAGGCTATGGTCAGAAGCAAGCAGTGGCAATAGCACTTAATACTGTTGGAAAGAGCAAGAGGAAAAAGAAATGAATACATTCTTAGGTGTGGTTTTGTTCTGTATGGGTAGTCAGTGTGCATTCTGGAAGTCTGATCTTTATGACAACCAACTAGAGTGTGAGGCTGTAGTCCTAAAGGTTATGGACGATATGATTAAAGAAGAAGCACATATTGTTCAAGGTGTTTGCTTTCCAATAGAGGAGCAAGAGACATGGCAAAAGACCCGAGGTTAGAACGAGCAGGTGTTGCAGGATTTAATAAGCCTAAGCGTACACCTAGCCATCCTACTAAGTCTCATGTGGTTGTGGCTAAGGAAGGAAACCAAGTAAAGACCATTCGGTTTGGACAACAGGGTGTGTCTGGTTCTCCTAAGAAGTCTGGTGAGTCTGAGTCATACGCTAATAGGCGTAAATCATTCAAAGCTCGACATGCTAGTAATATTGCTAAGGGTAAAATGAGTGCTGCCTATTGGGCAGATAAAGTAAAATGGTAAAATAATCCTTGACAAAGAATTAAAATTGTGATATAATATATATTTAGGATTAAAGATAATGACCTATTTAGAGCTTGTTAATGATGTTCTTGTGCGTCTAAGAGAAGACGAAGTAACTGCTGTTACTGATACAAACTATTCCAAACTAATTGGAAGGTTTGTTAATGACGCTAAAAGGCAAGTTGAAGATGCTTATGACTGGAATGCTTTATCTGAGACACTAACTGTAGTAACAAGTGCTGAATTATTTAACTATGTATTAACAGATATTGGGCAACGCTTTAGAGTTATTGATGTTTTAAATAACACTAAAGAATCATTAATGACTTTAGCTTCTACAGAGCAAATGAATAAATGGTTGCTTGGAGTTAATGGTGCTACAATTCAACGAGACTTTCCAAGATTCTATAACTTTAATGGTGTTGACACTAATGGAGATACTCAAGTAGATTTGTATCCTATTCCAGATGGCGTTTACACTTTATATTTTAATGTCATAAAACCACAACCTTTGTTAGTAAACAACGCTGATATTCTTAAAGTTCCATCAGAACCAGTAGTATTTTTAGCTTACTCTAAAGCAATTGCAGAGCGTGGCGAAGATCAAGGCGTGTTTGCTAACGAGGCTTATGAATTATTTAAAACATCTTTGTCAGATCATATTGCTGCAGAAGCTAATAGGTATCCTGACGAGATTACTTGGAACTGGATATGAAACCTTTAGAAACATCTAGCATTGCTGCTCCAGGTTTCTTAGGCTTAAATAGCCAAGAAAGTTCTGTACAGCTTTCTAGTGGTTTTGCTTTGCAAGCACAGAATTGTATTATTGATAGATACGGTAGAATCGGAGCAAGAAAAGGCTGGATACCTGTAAACACTTCTGTTAATGCTGATCTTGGTAGTAGTAATCCTGTAGAGTTTATCTTTGAAATGATAGACAATGGGAACACTACAGTTATTAGTGCTGGTAATAATAAGTTATTTACTGGCACTACTACAATGACAACTAAGACAGTACGCAATGCAGACAATAGTGGAGATGCTACTTACACTATTAGCGGTAACAACTGGCAAGGCGCAGCTATTCCTTTTGGTGACGGTCCTGATGCAATTTCTCATGCTTACCTAGCACAAACTGGACACCCTACTTTAGTTTATCATGAGCTTCCTACTTCAGGTGGAAGTGGTCATGACCATGATAGTGGTACTTTTGGCTTTCAACAACTAGGCGATGTAGGCACGCTGCCGCCAGGATATAGCACTGCTGACTTTACACCTAATTGTGCATTAGCAGCTTATGGTCGTATCTGGCTTGCTAATATTACAGGTGATGACCAAACAATTTATTTTAGTCGTTTACTTGATGGTAGTGATTTTAGTGGTGGCGATAGTGGATCATTATCTTTAAACTCTGTCTTTCCTAATAACGATCCTATTGTAGCATTATCTGCTCATAACGGTTTTTTGATTATTTTTGGTAGAAACAACATAGCTATTTATGCTAACCCTATTGATGTTACTCAGTTAACACTAGCAGAGTTTATTCCTAATGTAGGATGTATTGCTAGAGACTCTGTACAAAACACAGGTACTGATGTAATCTTTTTGTCTGATTCTGGTGTGCGTAGTCTTCAACGAGTTATTCAAGAGAAGTCATTACCATTCAGGGATTTGTCTAAGAATGTTCGTGATGAACTAATTACTAATGTAATATCTGAAACACCTTCTAGTATTAAATCAATCTATTATGATAGAGATGCTTTTTACTTATTGTCCCTACCAGCAACAGAAGTAGTATATTGCTTTGATACTCGTAGTACCTTACAAGATGGGTCAGCAAGAGTAACTAAATGGAACTCTATTGATCCTAAAGCATTTTGTGTAAATAATAATAAAGAATTGTTAATAGGCAAGCCAGGATACATTGGTAAATACTTTGGCTATTCAGACAACACTAGTATTTATCGTTTACTTTACTATAC